ATGAAGAACTGAATGTTGTCTCCCATGATTTTCTTATTACCTAACATGTCAATACCTCCTCCAATTTCATCATAGCAGAAACCGTAAAAAATACAAGATTATGACGGGAAAACCGTTGACAAAAACGGTTTAACCGTTATAATAGAGCATGTAGGGGCTTTGTGGGAAGGAGGTGATGAATTGAAAATGACTTTAAAGGCTGCGCGCATCAACGCCGGTCTGACGCAGGTTGACGCCGCGAAACACCTCGGTATCAGCCCGTCAACACTGGTAAGTTATGAAGCAGGGCGGACGTATCCTGACGTTGAGGTGCTGAAAAAGATTGAGGTCTTGTACAACATCAGCTACAACGACATTATTTTTTCATGCCCAGATGTAACGGTTTAACCGTTTTGGAGGAAGGAGGCAATGGGAAGAGCAGACATCATCTTCGTCGGGCCGACCGGGAAGCTGAACGTTCAGCAGATAGCCAGGATCACCGGCATATCACCCAGCACGCTGTACAGATGGCGGCATGACCCGGACAGCATTCCGGCGGGGGAGCTGCGACTGCTGTTCAAGGCGGTCAAATTACCGCCGGAAAAAGTAATTGAGTTTTTCAAGTAAAATTTGAGTTTTTCGAGTGGGAAATGAGTTTTGAAAGGGGAGCACAAATGAAGAAGAGGGGCTTATTTTTCGGCGCGTTACTGATCGGAAGCATCACCCAGACCATGGTCGACCTGATCGTGCTGACCAAGTGGGACATCATCGAGATCTATTTTATGTCCGTCATGGTCGGGATCCTGATCACGGTGGGCGTGGGAGCTCTGCTTGAGGATGAGCCGAAGAAGAAAAGAAGCAGAAGGGAAGTTAAGGAAACGCGCCTGCCGGTCATCCGGGAAGGCGTGCTGTATGAGGTAAGAAGGGAGCATGAAGCATGAAGGAAATTACCATCCATCAGGCGGTTGACGCCATCAGGGCGGGTAAGACCGTATATGTCGCGAAGAGTGCCGCAAAGGCGTTCTTCCTGTCGGAATTTATGGATTCGGACAAGTTTTTTGTCGAGGAAGCGACCGAAGAACCGAAGAAGCCAGCTCAGGAACCGAAGAAGACAGGCGTGGAGCCTATCATCCCGTCATCCGAATACGACATCATCATGGAGAGCCGCCGAGCCGGCGAGACTTACGATCAGATCGGTGCGCGGTACGGATGCACAGGAGCCACGGTCAAGAATTTCCTTGCCCGCGAAGGCAAGAAGAGAGCAGAAAAGGAGGGTGCCAAATGAGACCGTTCACGGAAGACAAGCAGGATATCTGTGATGCGCTTTTGGAGACCCTGAAGCTGACCCGTGCCGGGCAGGATATCACCAACCTGGTTTATTCGTCGGATGCTTACGGCGATGAGTGGGTGATGGTGCTTTACACAAACGGCACGCACATCAACGTGAAGGTCAATGCCGACAGCGGACTTGCCCTTGTGCGGGATGTAATGAAGAAGATTTGAAAGGGGGAGCAAATGACCTACGACGAATTACCTGCTGTCAGACGGTCTGAGCTGTGGGAGATCCGGAAGAGCCCGGCGCATTATCTGTATGCGGTCGAGCATCCGGAAGAGGATACACCGGCGCTTGCGTTCGGGACTGCCGCGCATAAGTACATTCTGGAACAAGACGATTTCTGGAACCACTACGCGATCGCGCCGGAAGTCGACAGGAGAACTAAGGACGGAAAAGCGACCTGGAACCAGTTCATCACGGAGATGGAGCAGACCGGCAAGTCGGCAATCTCCATTTCCGACTACATGATGATTGAAGAGATGGATGCGGCGATCAAGGCGAACCCGACCGCTGCCGAGCTGCTCAAGACCGGTCAGCATGAAGTGCCGATCCAGTGGAACGACCCGGTCACGGGGGAGCCGTGCAAGTGTCGTCCTGACTGCCTGACCGAATACAAAGGACAGAAATACATCGTGGACTACAAGACCACACAGAGCTGCGAGGACGGGCATTTTGAGCGGTCCTGCAGACAGTACGGGTATAAGCTGCAGGCCGCCATGTACACAGAAGGATTGTTCCAGACGGAACTGACTGAGTACCGCTTCGCATTCGTGGCGCAGGAGAAGAAAGCGCCGTATGCGGTGCGCGTGTACTTCTGCGACAGCGGCTTCATCGAGGAAGGGATGAACCTGTTCCGGGAACTGATCGGAATTTACCACGATTGCAAGACGAAGGGCGAATGGCCCGGATATGCAGATAAGGAGCTGATCGCGGATGAGTGAAAAAACACATTGGAGGAAGCTAACGAATCCTAACTACCTCGGCGCGTACGCGTTCCAGCCGGGTGAGGAAAAGGTCGTGACGATCAAAGAGGTGAGCTACGAGGTCGTCCAGAACCAGAACGGGAAAGAAGAATGCATCGTGTGCCACTTCGTCGAGGACATCAAGCCGATGATCCTGAACAAGACGAACTGCGACACGATCGCAAAGGTGATCGGAACGCCCTATATCGAGGACTGGAGCGGTCAGAGAATTATTCTGAAGGTCCGCAAGGTGTCCGCGTTCGGTGAGACCGTGGACGCGGTGCGAGTGGCTAAGGAACGCCCCGTGGACGAAGTAGTGCTCTGCGAGGTGTGCGGGAAGGCGATCATGCCCGCCGGTGGAAGGACCGCAAAAGAGATCGCTGCAGCTACGAAAACCAAGTTTAAGAAAGTGATGTGCATGGATTGTGCAAGAAAGGAAGCAAGCAATGGCTGAATTCAACATCAACAACCTGGAACTCGACGACAATTCATTTTATGTCCTTCCGGAAGGGGACTATCACTTCAAGGTCGCATCTCACGAGGTCGGCTACGCCACATCGGACAAGATGCCGCCCAACACCCAGCAGATCACATGCTATCTGGAGATCCCCATCATCGAAGACGGAACCACTAAGACCGTGACGGTCCGCAACAGCCTGAACGTATGGAAGAAGGCGCTGTTCGCGATCCGGCAGTTTGTGGAATGCGTCGGCATGGTCCCGGAAAAGGGCAAGGTCAAGATCGACATGGATAAGATCGACGGCCTCGAGGGTGTATGCAGCATCGTGATCGTCGAGAGCTCCAACGGAAACGAATTCAACCGCGTACAGACCTTCTACCCGCCCTCAAAAGCACCGGCAGTTACGCTGAACGATGAGGCATGGAGGAAGAGGGATGATTTTCTGGAGGTAGGTGATGGAGGCGATGAGATCCCGTTCATCGATTAACTTAAGACCGTACCAGCAGGAAGCGGTCAAGGCGATAAACGACCATTGGATGGACTGGCAGCGGGAGCTGCTGGTCCTTCCGACCGGATGCGGGAAAACGGTCGTGTTCAACACCATCGCACACGACAGGCCCGGCAAGACGCTGATCCTCGCACACAGGGAAGAGCTGATCGAACAGGCGCGGGATAAGTACGCATCCATGTTCGGCGAAATGCCAGGCAAGATCAAGGCGTCGGAGTGCGAGATCAGGGACGTGACGGTCGGATCCGTGCAGACGATGTGCAGACGGGACTATACAGACGCGTTCCAGACCGTGATCATCGACGAAGCGCATCACGTGCTGTCCCCATCTTACCAAACGCTGCTGTCACAGTTCGGGGACGCGAAGGTCCTTGGTGTGACAGCAACGCCGGACAGGGGAGATAAACGCGGGCTCGCTGAGTACTTCGACGGCATCGCCTATGAATACAGTCTGAAGACGGCGGTCAAAGACGGATACCTTGTGCCGATCATGGCGAAAACGATCCCACTCGAAATTGACATGACCGGCGTCAAGGTCAGCATCGGCGACTTCCAGGTCGACTCCATCGCTGAGACTCTGGAGCCGTATCTGCCCGAAATTGCAAGGTCGATACAGATCGAGGCCGCCGGAAGAAAAACCGTCGTGTTCTGCCCCCTTATCAGTATAGCACAGGAGCTTGCCGGAATGATACCCGGTGCGCGTGAAGTGAACGGCGAAAGCGCGGACAGGAAAGAAACGCTCGAATGGTTCGACAAGGCCGGTCCGGGCGCGGTGCTGTGCAATGCCATGCTGCTGACCGAGGGTTGGGACTGCCCGTCTTGCGACTGTGTGGTGGTCTTAAGGCCGACCAAGATCAGAAGCCTGTATTGCCAGATGGTCGGACGCGGGACAAGGCTGTCGCCGGGCAAGGAAAACCTGCTGATCCTGGACTTCCTCTGGTTGACGAACAAGCACAACCTGTGCAAGCCCGCGTCGCTTGTATCCGAAAACGAAGACGATATCGGCGCGGTGGTCAAGGCGTCAACCGATGAGGAAATCGACCTGTTCGGCGCGGTATCGGATGCGGAAGCGGCAAGGCGGCAGTCACTGGCTGAGGCGCTGGCACGCCAGAAGCGGAAAAAGTCGAAGCTGATCAACCCGCTGGAGCTGTTCTCCATCCTGGACGATATCGGCCTTGCCGACTATGAACCGACGTTCAAATGGGAAACTGAAGAGCCGACGCAGAAGCAGGTCGAAGTTCTGGAGAAGTTCGGCGTCGATGCGGAAGGCTCCACGAAGGGGTATTGCTCGAAGATGCTGGACAAGCTGATCGCACGTTCCAAAGAGGGCAAGGCGACGGTGAAGCAGATCAGAACGCTGCGGAAGTTCGGATATGATCCGATCGACTGGAGCCGCGAACAGGCAAGCAAGAAGCTGTCCGCGCTGGCAGCGGTGGACTGGAAGAGATGGAGGCTGCATGAATGATCGACTATGACATGCTAAACGCGATCCCGCCGGACTGCAGCTATGACGAATGGCTGAAGGTCGGAATGGCGCTGAAGCGGGAGGGGGCCGACTGGACCGTATGGGACAGCTGGTCCGCCCGCGGAACCAAGTACAAGCACGGCGAATGCGAACGCAAATGGCGGTCATTCCGGCGCGATGACGTGACCGGCGGCACGCTCCACTATATCGCGGCGTCCTACGGATACGCGCCGAAGCGGGATGAGACCGTCTACGATATCCACAACCTGCTTCTGGATGAGATCATCGTCGACCCGTCCTTCGTCAGTATCGAGAAGATCCCGAAAGTGCCGGACAAGTACGATCCGAAGGGCGACATGCTGGAATATTTCAGTACGCTGTTCCGGCCCGAAGACTTCGTCGGATACTGTGTGAACTTCCGGATGACTGACGACGGATGGAAACCGGCGCAGACCATTTACCGGCGCACGGCGGGAGATATCATCGACAAGCTCCGGAGCGGGACAATCGAGAATGCGCTTGGTACGCCGACGGACGGCGCGGGTGCTTACGTGCGGTTCAATCCTCTGGACGGCAACGGCGAAAACAACGCTAACGTGACGCGCTGGAAATACTGCCTGATCGAGTCCGACACGGACAGCATCGAGAAGCAGTATGCGCTGATCAGAGAGATGAACCTGCCGGTCACGTTCCTGGTTCATTCCGGGGGCAAGAGCTTACACGCGATTACCAGGGTCGACGCAGAGAACGCCCAGCAGTACAAGGCCCGCGTCAGGGAGCTGTACGAGTTCTGCAAGAAGAACGGGCTGACGCCGGACGAACAGGACAAGAACGAAAGCAGGTTCAGCCGTCTTCCGGGCGTCAAGCGTGGTAATAGCTGGCAATACATCGTCGAGCGCAACATCGGTGCGAAATCGTACGACGACTGGATCGAATGGAGAGAGTCGCAGGTCGACGACCTGCCGAAGGACACAGCGCTGTCTGAAGTCTGGAACAACATGCCGCCGCTTAAGGATGAGCTCATTCCGGGGATACTCAGAGTCGGACACAAGATGCTTGTTGCCGGACCCAGCAAGGCCGGGAAGAGCTTTCTGCTGATCGACCTTGCAATCTCCATCGCGGAAGGTATCGACTGGATCGGCATGAAGTGCAGGCAGGGCAAGGTCTGCTATGTGAACTTAGAGCTTGATTCGGCTTCGTGCTTTGCCCGCTTCAAAGAGATCTACGACAAGCGCGGGATCAAGCCGGAACATCTCGACGATATCACCATCTGGAACCTGCGCGGGAAGTCCGTGCCGATGGACAGGCTCGCGCCGATCCTGATCCACAGGTTCAGGCAGAAACGTTACGCGGCGGTGATCATCGATCCGATTTACAAGGTGATCACGGGTGACGAAAACAACGCTACGGAGATGAGTAAGTTCTGCAGCTATTTCGATCAGGTCGCTACGGAAATGGAGGTGTCAGTGATCTATTGCCACCACCATTCCAAAGGTGCGACCGGCAAGTACGCGAATGCAGCTGACCGCTCTTCCGGTTCCGGCGTGTTCGCACGGGATCCGGACGCGATCCTCGACATGCGGGAGCTGAAGGTCGACGGCCTGACCGACAAGTACAGAGAGCTCCACCCCGACGCATGCGACACGCTGACCGGCTGGGAGATATGCGGAACGCTGCGGGAGTTTGCGCCGCCGTCTCCGCGCCGTGTCTGGTTCGATCATCCGATACACCGCGTCGACACGGAGAACTTCCTTGGTATCGCGAATTTCAACGACTCAGGAACGACCGGACGCGGAACGGGCAAAGAACAGACCGAGAGGTCCGACTGGTACTCCATGGTCGATGACCTGATCGCCATCAGTACCGACACGGCGGTATCGCTTGGCGCGGTCGGCATCTCAGAGAGCAACGCCAAGAAGAAGTTTTCTTCCGGAACGGATTATGAGGTGGCGACGATCGGCGACGACAAGGTAGTCCACAAGCGATCAGAGGATGAGATCGTGTACCTGGGGAAGAAGTACTTCAGACGCAAGCGTGGTCCGGCGACGGTCTGGACGGAGAAAAACGACGGGTGACGGGTGACAAAACCCTTTATAGGAAAGTAACTCGTAACTCGTGAGAAAAAACAACCATCAGTTGACTCAGGTTCTAACACTGGGGAGTTATTCTCCCCGTGTGTTAAACCTTGAGCAACAGATCTGAATGGCGCGATGGAGAGAAGATAAGATGACCGAGTCACAGGAGCAACGACAACTTATCCAATGGTGCAGAACTGACCCTAAGTTCCAGTACCTGTTCCACATTCCAAACGAGAGCGTCGGCGGGCAGGGCTGGATCATCCGCAACCGGCAGCTGGGCGTCAAGGCTGGAGTTCCGGACCTGTTCTATCCTGTGCCGATGCATGGCTATCACGGGCTGTTCATCGAGATGAAGGCAGGACGCGGAAGGTTGAGCATGGAACAGAGGAAGTGGATCAAGGCGCTGACCGACCTTGGTTACAAATGCATTGTAGCCCATGGATGGGAAGAGGCCAGGACGGCACTGGAGGAATACACATGTTAGCACCCAAAACCAACTGCCGGGGATGCACCAAGCGGTATCCCGGCTGTCACAGCAAATGCGAGGACTACATCAGGGCCCGGGCTGAGTATGACGCATGGAAGGAGGCGGAACGGAAGGACGCAGCTGCCCGGGCGGATCAATTCAGACGGATTTCGGAAACAATGAAGAGGGCAGGAAGATGGAAAAAGTAGAGGACTACAGAGACCCGGAAGTGCTCCGGAGGATGTACTGGGACGAACGCCTCACCCTTGAGGAGATGGCGGATAAGCTGTATGTCAGCCCGGCGACGGTCAGAGACCACATGAAGAAGCATGACATACCGACCAGACCGGCATACGCGTACTTCCGCGGCAAGATTGACTACTGGGACAAGGCGGTGCTGGAAGAGTGCATCAGGCAGGGCATGAGCAATCACGACATCGCCAAGGCATCAGGGATGCACCATACCACCATCCTGCACTGGATGGAGAAGTACGGGCTGAAGAATACGAACAGCAAGCCGGTTGCGCGGTATGACGTGGGTGGCGGACGGATGCTGACGGTCGCCGAGATGGCGGCGGAAAGCGGGCTGAAGAAGTCGAACATCCAGAGCAGGCTACAGCGCGGATGGAGGCCTGACGTGGCAATGGCGGTTCCGTCACTGGCTGGAACGCATTACGTGCGCGGCCCGCAGGCGGCAAAGCTCAGAAGGGAGGGCAAGTTTGAATACGGCGTTTATTATCAAGGTTCTGATCGTGATAACTCTGGTCGGAATAGTGGGGGCAATCATGGGAGGTGAACGATGAGCGAGTTCTTAGTAGTTATCCTGATGGTGATCGCCGGGTATGTGGCAGCCAACCTGGCGGCGGGAAACGGGCCGGTGTGGCCGGCGATCACGGCCTACTGGTTTGTTCTGACCGCGAAAAACGCGGTGGACCTGTGGAGGATGAGAAAATGATCGATTTGAAACCGTGCCCGTTCTGTGGCGGAACAGACCTGCATTTGGAGTCGTTCTCCGGATGGGGAGACGATGTGATTGTATGTTACGAATGCCTTGCTATCTTTTCTCAGCAGGAAATCACATGCGAGGAAGATCTGATAGAGGCATGGAACAGGAGGGCAAAAGGATGATGTGCGCCGACAAGTGCCCGCTGAAGCTGTACTGCCTTCCGCGTCTGAACGACCCTTCAATCATCGGATGCACCATGCCGGAATACAAGGCGGGGCAGATATCACGGGCGGACATAGTCGTGTGGCACAGGATAAAGGAGGATAAGGATGACCCTGGAAGAAGCAATTCGCCACGCCGAAGAAAAGGCTAAGTGCGGCGGGCGGTGCGGGGAAGAACACGCGCAGCTTGCCGCGTGGCTGAAGGAACTACAGGCATGGCGCACTACGCTCACCTGCGCCGACTGCCGCCACGCGGGCAATCGCATAGCGGACGGGCGGTACTGGTGCAAGTATCACGAGGACTACATGAGATACTGCAGCGATGCGGAGAGGGGGCAGTGATGACAAACGAACGCACGGAAACGCACGCGTGCGATAGCATCAGCCGACAGGAGGCGATTGATTATTGTTACCAACTTATCAACGTGGAGCATCAGCAGGGTAGCGATGAAATGAATTATGGGCAGGAACGAGTAAACCAGACGGAGACGATTCTGCATCATCTTGAGCTTATGCCATCTGCACAGCCCGCACAGCCAGAAATTATTTATTGTAAAAAATGCGAACATTGGACAAGGACGTATGGTGACGGGCAATGGGGACTTGGTGATTGTGACGTATTTGATAAGCATTTAGTACGGTGCAATGGGTACTGTGCATGGGCAGAAAGGAGAACCGATGAAAATAACAATGAGTGAGAAAACAACGACAATCGAAGCGGATGCACGAGAACTGAGGGAAAGCAACACGCTTGCAGATAATTTGGCGATGATGCTGTCCAGGTGCTTCCGCTCAAATGAGCCACTCGAGGATGATGAGAATGAGGAGGCCGTGGAGGATGAGACTAATTGATGCGGATGCGCTTTATGAGGAGGCGCGTTACCTTGAGGCGCAGGCTATCGATTACACCGTTAAGATTTCCAACGACAAAGAGAAGAGAGAGGAATGGCTTAGGTGGTCTGCTATCCTCGCGGAACGTTCAGCATTCCGGCATGATGTGTATGACGCGCCGACCATCGAACCAGAGCCGCAGTGGATACCATGCAGTGAGAGACTGCCGGAAGCAACCGGCGTCTACATCGTCACCTGCAACATTTACAGCGGGGACAAGGTGGACGGCGTGACAGCAACGTGGTCGTACTGGCGAAGGAACGAATGGATGATGAAGGACGTTCTGGCGTGGATGCCACTGCCGAAACCATATGGAGGTGAACAGGATGAATAAGGCAGACTGCATATTCGAACTGAAGTGGTTACGTGGCGTGTACGCCGGTATGCGCAAAGAATACGGAAGCTGCGTTGAAGCGCTTGACATGGCAATCAATGCGCTGGAGCAGACCGCATGGATACCGTGCAGTGAGAGACTGCCGGAAGGTAATCTGTACGTGCTTGTAACTTACAAATATCAATACGGGCTTATGGATATCGGTATCACGTGGTATTCGGAAAGGGAGAATAAGTGGTGTGACGCAAGACCGATCATCGCGTGGATGCCCCTGCCCGCACCGTACAAGGAGGACGCCGAATGATCAAACCTATCATCTTCATCATGGCCTACCTCATCATCGGGTGCCTCTTCGCCATCGCCACGGTCACGCTTGCGGGCGAAGATGCGGAAGAGGGAACCACGCTCGCCTTCGTGGTCTTATCCTTCTTCGTCTGGCCCGTGATGGTGCTGTTCTTCGTGGTAGCGGTGGCGCTGGAACTATTCAGGAGGTTACGCGATGACTAAGGAAGAACGATGGCGCATGGAGGGCATGAGCTTTTGTCTCCGATATCTCGATGAACACAACAATGACGTCGAGGGTCTGAAGCGGGAGATCAAACGGCGCGGCGCAGGCTCTATCCCGCTGGCACTCAGCAAGGCGGACGAAAACCGTTTCTGCAAAGCCGTCCGCGAGAACTGTTTGGACACCGTCCTGATCATGACGCTCGCCGTCCTGCATGATACCTTCCGGTTCGGCAGGATCCGGGCGAACCGCTTTAAGGCTGCATTCAACCAGGCGGCTGAGCTGCTTCAGGATGATTGCATCAACTGGACGGAAATCCGAAAGGGACTTGAGGAACAACTCGGTATAGTAATTGGTATCAGATGGGCGAACGGGCACGAGGTCAGGAACCCGTCGGAAAGGGAGAAGGTATCATGACGAACCAACAGATACGGGATATCATCGGCAGACCGGCAGCGGTCGAACAGCTCGCAGAGGAATGCGTGGAGCTTGCGCACGCTCTGTTGAAATACGCGCGGGCACTTCGCGGGCAGAACCCAACGCCGCTCACGATGGAAGAGGCGTGGGAGAAATGCAAGGGTGAGTTTTCGGACGTGCTCACATGCGCAGAGGTAGCCGGGCTTCAGTCCGACCTCAGTCTGATGTGGGAGAAGAGACAGCGATGGATAGAGAGACTGCAGGAAGCCAAGAAGGAGTGACTACGATGAGGGACTACCAGAGGAAGAGAGGAAAGTACACGCTACCACGTGAAGTCTATCTTCAGACCCTCTGGCAGATCCGTGACTATCACCGGCTCAAGGATATGTATGATGCAGTAGCCGAAGAGAGCCCGGGCCCGTCTGACGGAATGCCACGCAGCAAGGGCGGGACAAGCGACCCGACATTCCAGAAAGCTGTGAAGCTCGAGCACATCGGGCGCGTCATCCTTGCCATCGAGACGGCGCGGGACATGGTTCCAGAGGAATACCGGCCCGGCGTGTGGGCAAGCGTAATGTACCGCGAACCATATCCCATCGATGCAGACCGCACGACATACGGCAGGTGGAAGAGCAAATTCGTCTACACCGTGGCGGAAAAGCTTAATTTTATTTAAGTTGCAACACCGGGGTAATTTTTCGGTGTTACCATGATAGCGTGGCAAGGTGGGAACAAAAGCGGGCTGATGCTCCCGTGCC